GATTGGGCTGCTAAGTTTACCGGTCGTAAAGGCCAACGGTATGCTTATGCGCAAACGTCTTTAGAGAGTATGCCTTTGTCAAAGAAGGATGCTGTTATTTCTGCGTTTGTTAAGCTAGAACGAGTGTTGGATCCTAATAAGGATCCACGTATGATTCAGGCTCGTGGGGCGCGGTACAACATTGAGTTGGGCAATTATTTGAAAGCTATGGAGCATGACTTGTATGAGTTGCACGGTGATGGTCCTTTGGCCAAGTACTTACCTTCGGGTAGAGTGATAGCCAAAGGTTTGAATCAAACCGAACGGGCAACTCTGTTGCGTAGTAAGTGGGATAGAATGAAGCAACCAGTTCAGCTGGCATTAGACTGTTCGCGGTTTGATGGTCATTGTAGTGTTGACTTGCTGAAAATGGAACATCGAGTTATAACCGTGTTTTTAAAGATCCTTACTTAGCTAAGTTATTGTCGTGGCAATTGCACAATACGTGTTTCACAAAGAGTGGGATGAAGTACAAGACTATAGGACGTCGCATGAGTGGTGACATGAATACTGCGTTAGGAAATTGCGTACTAATGATTCTGATGATTGTTGATTCAATGCAGATGATCGGCGCTAGTCCAACGCAATGGGATATTATTGATGATGGCGATGATTGCTGCTTGTTGGTTGAGAAGGATATAGCAGATGTTGTCAAATTTAGCCTCCCTAGGCTCTTTCGTGATTATGGACATGATCTTAAAATCGAGTCTGTAGCGGAAGCCATCAATGATGTGGAGCTCTGTGGGTGTAAACCCATCACTGTTTGTGGGGTAGAGAAGTTTATTCTTAGACCCCAGCGGTGTATGGGGAAAACACTCACTGTGGTTAAGGAATTTAATCCAGAGTTTTTAGCCCGTTATATGTCCACTATAGGCCAATGTCAATTGGCCTTGCATCATGGTGTTCCAGTTTTACAAGAGTTTGCGCTTTTACTGAGGAGGGCGCATCCTAAGTTACTCAGAGAGCTGCCGAGGTCATATCAGTATCGTCTGGCCAATGAAGCAGACCCTTGGTGTGCAGTACCAGTGGAAATCACAGATGAATCACGGGAACAGTTTAGCTTGGCGTTTGACATTAGTGTTAAACAGCAATATGAAGTGGAAGATCATCTACGGCGAATGTCGGGTGATCAACTGCTGAGGTTGGCATCGCCTCTTGAGGTGCCGGCGGACAAACAAGTGAATGTTTATGTTTCCAAGTGAAAGAATTATTCCAGACTGCATAATGCCTAACAAAGCCAATACCAAGAAGAATCCCGGTGG